GCTGGAGCCGCGTATCTCGGAAGAAACCTTGACAAGAGTGATACCCTGTACACGCAGGGCCGCTCTCCGCTCTCAACGCAGATCACCTACAACAACACCATCTACTAGGAGCAATCAATGTCGGCACACAATCTTATCTCTGAACTCTCGGACGCAGTTGGACCCACTAGCATCGGAACCTCGCAGGGCAAGTGCTTCGCGTGGTTCAACGGCGTTCCGACCGCGAGTGCTGCTGGTTATGCGAAGGGCTGCATCGCGATCAATGTCGCTGCAAGCACTTCCTCGACCCGCCTCTACATCAACAGCGGAACCAACGCATCGGCAACCTGGTCGTCCTTCACCGCTAGCGCCTGAGGTGATTCATGGCAACCGTTTCACTGGCGAAACCCGGAACAGCGGGAACAGCCGTACTTCAGGTCATCAAGTCCAACAGCGTCACGGCCACGATGGCCTTGAAGTTGCAGGCTTGCGACATCACCTACACGCAGACCGTGGAGGACACGACCGGAGGAACCGATGCGGTTGCCGATTCGTTTCACACCGCCGAAGGATCGGGACTTCTTGGCGGACAGATTGCCCTTCAGGGACTTCTGATCTCCACGAAGGGACCGGGTGTTGTTGGTGGAACCACCTCGTACACTGGAATCGGAAACATGTTTGCGACGGATGACACCTTCGCCCGCATGCGATGGTCCGTCCAACTCGCCAACAACATCTACTTCAAGGGTTCGATGATTGTCGAGCAGACGAAGATCCGATGGGTTCGCACCGCCGCAACCGTGCAGATGACCATTGTCGGACGCATCACGGACACCTCGCGCCTCACAACCGAAGACACATCGGGATACTGATCGATGAGCGGATTCAACTCTGATCCATCCCTTGGCGACATGCGCGCCTACGCGGAGAACCCGAGTCTTCTTGAGCAACTTGGAATGCGGCAGCAGCCGCAGCAAGCCACCCAGGAATCTCCAAGTCTCCTTCAGTTCCAACAGAATCCTCCTCCACAGCCGGCGGCATCGGAAGCCTCCACCGATGCCGCCGGTCAGGATTTCTCGTTCGGCGATCTCGGCCTAGACGCAAACACGCAGTTGCTTGAGGCGATTCTTGCCGAGTTGCGCACCCTCAATCAGAACATCCGAGAACTGACCTGACACATGGCAACCGTGAAGACTCACATCCCTGGGACATCGATCTCCATCGGATACGAGTCGGAGACGGCTGACCGTGCGACGATCAGATGCCTTGTGACCGATTGCACCGCTCAAAAGGATGCAATCGATGCTGCCGTACTTGCCGTAGGACAGACGCTGTACAGCGGAATCCTCAACATTCCGCTCGTGTCCGCCGAATCGACGCGATGGGGAAACGGCAAGTACATCGTCACCCTGCTGTACGGACGAAACCAACGCGCGCAGCGACGCAATCAGACACAGCGACGAGTTCGCATTCAGAGCACCATTGAGTATGTCGATGCGTACCTGATCAACTCGGCAAGTTTCACGAATGGATATCGGCACAACTCTGACCCTGCCACCGCTGACTGGTTCTCGATCCAGTTGCGACCAGGAAACCTGCAAAGCCCGGAGTTGTATCCGCGCCCGTACAAGATCCAGCGCCCGATGATGAAGATAGAACTGGAGTACACGACTCCATTCCTTTCGGTCAACGATGCTGAACTCGCAAAGACGGGAAAGGTCAACTCGAATGTCTTTGCCATTGGCGAGATCGGCGGAGTGTTTGCGGCGAACACCCTGAAGTACGAAGGCTTCCAGAACGCAAAGAACGACATCGGTCAGTACCCTTGGTTCAACTCCGTGGTGCTCACATACGATCCGTTTGGTCACTACCGACAGCAGGTCGTATGGGATCAGACGCTCGACAGCGGAAACGGCAAGTGGAAGACCATAAGCAACTACCTGGTTTCTGAAACTACGACATTCTGATGCCTCAGCAACTCCTACAACTCCTTCCCGGACCCGCCGCAAGGAGGCAGGGGGATGCGTGGCGAGAACTGGAAGATCGTCTTTCTGAAATCGACCGCATTGTCGGCGGAGCTTCGCGCACATCGACTACAGCAGACCGCGCCGAAGACCGACTTGTTCCTCAGGTCTTTGCAGCAAAAATCACCGGGTCGTCTTCGCAGGCTCCTGTCGGAGGCAAGGACTGGTGGACATACACATGGGAAGAAGTGGAGCGCGCTGCAACCGGAGGAACATGGAACACCGTGTCCAACGGAAGAAACTCCACGCGAAGCGGCGTAGCGTGGAACTCGTATGAAACCACCATTGCAAACGACGGTGGCAACATCATCCCATCAATCCCAACCAGGCTTGCTTATCCAACCAACGCTGTTGTCGAAATGATCATCGACCCAGCAGGAAGAGCGTGGTTTGACAAGCCGAATCCAATCCAGATCTGCTGATGCTCGGAGCCTACGCCCAATCGTGCTGCTGTGGACCAACCTGCGAAAAGGACTGCATCTGGCAGACCGAGATCGAGAGCGGCTGCTGCCATCGCGATGACACCCTGCTTCTGTGGTGCGGTCGACCAGGATACTCGTTCAAGTACGCTGGTTCATGCAACACATTCGATCCGTTCTCTGGCGAAACGACGCGGCATGAAACATGCTGCAATGTGACGCAGCCAACCGAAGAGCCGATCCAAGCCATCTACCACTATCACAGTTGCTGGTGGAAATGCATACCTGTAGGAATGAGTGGACTCAAGGCATTTGACGGTTTTGCCGAGATGTGCCCTGATCCGCTTTGCCAATACGATCAGGTGACCGGAAATCCAACTCCATGCGATGCATACATCTCCTGTGGCGCTCCGTGCGCATTTCAGCAGCAGACATGCTGCAATGACCCAGACTACAACGGTCAGCAATGGAGCACGAACTGCCTGAATTGTTGCGCCGAATGCAACGATGAGGGCATGTCCGAATGGAGAAAGCGAAGGCAGGGGGTCACGGATCAATGGAAGTGGCTCAACGAAGCCATATGCCATAAGGATGGACAGGATCTCGGAACAGGAAATTGCTGCGACACGATCTCGTACAGCGGTGGTTCTTACTCCAACTGCTCTCGACTTGGCGGATTGAATCGATCTAGCCAGATGCTCTGCGTCGTCCACTTCGAGAGATGGTGGAGAATTGCCGACTGCGCCGAAGGCGTGCGCATCTATGTCCCTGGGTGCACCTATGGACCAAGTGGCGTGAATTGCGGAGGAAACCTCTACCAGACCGACGACCTTGTTCCAAAGTGGTGGATCTTTGCTTGCAGCGGAATACCCCTGTACGCAGGTGATCTCATCGATGCTGTCAGGTTTGGCGTAATCACGCAGGCAGAAGCCGAGCAGTTCCTTGAAGATCTGTTCGGCACATGCACGCATCCAGAGCAAGAGGTGCTCAACAAACTCGCCGTAGCGGGATACATCAGGGCCAATGACTGGCGCGACGAACAGCGAACTGCATATCAGGAATTGCATGCCAGATTCCCAACGGCTGGATACAACCTCTGTGTCCAAGATGTGGATCAGATGCACACGCTTGGCCCGTTCAGGAAGCGCATGACTTGCAAGACGGTTGGACAGAGCAATCAACCATTGCTGCGCAAGGCCGATGTTGTTTCTGCATTCCCAAACCTCGACCCGCTGCAAGCCGATTGTTTCATAAACTATCCAGGTCCTACTAGCGGACCGACTGCGCAAGACGATTACAACTACTGGTCAGAGCGTCAATGGATCTATTTCCGAGGGCGTCCTGGCGGATGGACATGGGTTGGCTGGAATGCCGCTGGAGGCGGAGGCGGATGTCCAGGAGATGAGGAACTGTCGATTTTGATCGGAGCAGGTCGAGGAGACTCAAGTTGCATTGAAGCGCTGAAGGGTGGTGGTCGAAGTCCTGGGTCGCAATCTTCGTGCGCTTGCTGCAACCACGGACCTAATCCACCCTGGGACAACCTTGTATGCCACGGATGCGGTACATCGCCTTGTCAAATTCCATATCCCTCATGCGATCCGCCAAGCGCATGCGAGATGTTCTCGGCAAAGGCTTACTGCGAAGGCATGAGTTTCCGCTACAGCGTCTATCGGTCTGACTCGGAGTTCAGGACGCCACAGGGAACACCATGCAATCCTGGTCCTGCTTGCGGATACTGCTACAAGATCAGATGCCTGTACACGGCGACATCTTTCCTTGTCGAAGCCAAGCGAAGCGTGGACTCGTGGCTTGACTCGATCCCGTTCACATGCAGGCATGAAAAGCCACCGCTGCCAGTGTTCAATGACTGGGGATTCTGGCCTAGAACACACTTGCCGCCGAAAGACACGATCTGTGATCCCTACGACTACCCGGCAGGGGATCAACTTTCTTGGTGCTGGGGATGCGGATGCCAACTTTCAGGAGCTCCGCCTTGCCCGTCATCTGAGTATGGCGACCGTGCATGCTGCGGAGCCAAATGCGCTGATGGTCTATGCGACTGCGATCCAACAGCAGTTGATCCGTTCTACACCATAAATTCTGCATGCGGACCCATCACAAATTGCCCTCCGCATTCGACAGCAGGCCAGATCTCCTGCATTGGATTCACACCAGACTGCGATTGACGCATGGTCCCAAAGAACTCCTACATCTCAAACGAACTCACTACGGGATCAAAAGAGGCGATGCGCGCTCGGCTTGAGCAGCAGGCTTTGGCAGATGAACCGAAGCCTCAGGTCACGGTCAGCAATGTGAAGCGCTATGTGACAGCCGAGATGAGTTTGCAACTCTACGGCCCAGTCTCCGATGCCGAGTTCAACAAGCGCGCAGACCAGTGCAGGTCTTGCGATCAGCGGTTTGACAGCAAGGATCTAGCGGATCCGATTGGCTTCTGCCGCGGCTGTGGATGCGGGGTTTCCCCCCGATCCAAGTTGTCAATCAAGTTGACCATGCCAGAGGCGACATGCCCAAAGAACAAATGGACCCCTGCCCCTGGACGGCATGCGAAACTCAAGGACAGGGTCAAATCGTGGGTTCTCAAGCGCCTTCTTGGCTAGTATCATTGACACCTGCCACATGGCAGATTCACGGAGACTCCGATGCCTGTTCCTCCTCTTGACCCCAACTGGAAACCACCGGAGAACCCGAACAATCCGCCGCTACCGCGCGACTGGAAGCCCGCGCCCAATCCGAACAACCCTCCGTTGCCTCAGGACTGGGCGCCTCCTGGCGGCCTTCCTGCGCGGCCAATGTCGAAGCCAAAGACGCCGACGCAATCCGTTCCTCGTGGAGCGGTGAGCGAAGACGGCTACTACATGGGAACCAACATCAAGGCTTGGTCGCCTGAGAATGATCCGCTTGGCCTCGGAAACATCGGCCAGCGTTCGCCTTCATACAACCAGCCGCAAGTTGATCCTGCAACAGGAAGAATGGGAGCGAGTCAAGCATTCCGCGACCGTCAGGCTCAGTTGCCTTGGATGCAGAACAGGCCGCAGCAGCCAACTGGTCCAACTCCGGATCAGTTCTACGCTGGTCCTGGAATGCCGCAGCAGCCAGGAGGCATGCAAATGCCTCAGCAGATGCAGGGCGAGCAGCCGATGGGTCAGCCGCCGATGCAGCAGCAGCGTCCTTGGAATCCGCTGATGCCGACATCTCCGACCAATATGCCTCCTGAGATGACTCAGCAGGACATTGATCGTTACAACTACGACCTCCAGGGTGGTCGATTCGGCAAGGCCGACCAAGCGGCGCAGATGCATCAGGGGTACACGGAAACCGCGTATCACGATGCATACAACCAACTCGAAAAGGCGCGACAGAGCGTCATGGTTGACCAGCGATTCTCCCCTGAGCAGCGACAGCAGGCGCTTGAGAAGATCGCCGCCCGCGCCGACGAACTCGATCAGGGATACATGGCTGCAAAGCCTCTTGAGCGTTCTCCTATGGGCATGGACGCTCCTCCTCCTGAAGAGTTCTCCGAACTTCAGGAAGGAACAGGTCTTCAGTCGATGCAAGATGGTCGGTTCAGAAACCCTGACACCGGCGATGTCATGCGCGCAGTTCGCGCCCCCAACGGACAGATCGTCCCGCTTCCAACGACGCAATCGGAAATCGATGCGCTTCCACCTGGAACTCGCTACATCGACAGGACGAGCGGCAAGCTTGTTGTGACACCAGATGCGAGCGGTGGAGGCCGTGGTCGAGCGGGAACAACTCCTTCAGGCGGTCGCGCATCGGCCGGAGCCGAGGCTCCCATGACTTCGGAAGACGCATTTGCCGCTTACGAAAAGTGGTCAAAGGGAGTTGATCCAGGAACCACGCAGGAAGAACGCAAAGTCATCAGCGACGCAATCGCCCTTGTTCAAGACCCAGATGCGCAGCAGGAGTTGATGGACATCGCGAAGTCAGATCCGCAGGCTGCTCTCGACATGCTCCAGAGCCAGGGCGTCGATCTGACGGGCCAACTTGAACAGGCTCGGATCAGCGCTTTCGCGAGCGACAGGAAGTCTCGGTCAGAGCGAACCAAGAAGGTGGCCGAGGCACTTGGTATCCAAGAGCCAGAAACCAAGAAGCCTGCTATCGACTCCACCAAATACCGCCGTGAAGTCGGCACGCGCGGGACCATGCAGATTCGCCGTCGCGGCAGCGACATTGCCATCCCTGCAATCACCGGACCTGATGGAGAAACCTATGCTGCTCCAAGGCAGATGCGGCAACTTGCGGATCTCGAAGTCGATACCGAGTTTGCCAACATCATTCCTGACGAAAACGGCCTTGAGGTTCGCACGCTTCCATTCGGGAAGCAGACGGTCAATCTCGGCAACTTCGCCCTGACCGATGCGCAGCGCAAGGCATTCGCTAGCGAGGCAGCGCAGATCCGCGCTCGCAGCCCTGAAGAGTGGTCCAAGTTCGAGGACCTTCTTCAGAAATTCCAGACAACGGACGAAATGTTTGATCCGAAGAATCCAACTGCGGCACAGTCGCAGTTGCAGGAGATCGTCTCGAACTACTACGACGAACTTGGCCCTGCTGGCAAGGCGATGATGACGATGTACATCGCCCACTCGCTTGGATACCGCGTGGACAAGAACCGTGGCTTTGGCAGCACCGGATGGGCAAAGGATGTGTCGAAGGGCAACAGGGATCCAGGAACTGCTGGAATCAATCTTCCAACATCCAATGTCGCCGGCGACCTAGCGCAGAAGTTGTACAAGATCGGATTCTTGGACGAGTCTGTCGATGTTCTCGAAGCAGGTGGTGGTCGTACGAAAGAGTACGAGCAGAACCTCAACGACATGGCAAAGAACATCTGGAACATCTCTCACGAAATGGAAGGTCGTGCGCTCAGCGGTGCAGAACGCGGATCCTTTGGAAACAAGTACCAGCAGATCGACAGGATGGTCGAGTCCGTCGCAAACCAGAACGGATTCGGCAACAGCCTCAAGGGTCGCCTGATCATTCAGGATCTGCGCAAGAGGCTCAACTCATGGGTTGAGCAGACCGCACCAAAGGCCGCCCAGAAGCCAAGCGCTCCAGCGCCTGCCACAAGGCAGGCCCCAGCACAGACCCCGAGACAGGCTGCTCCTCAAGCACCTGCTGCTCCCACCCCCGCACAACCTGACCGCCGTGACGAGATGGTCAAGGGCTTTGGACAAGCGTGGGGGCGCCAGCGTGGAATCCTTCCTGAAGAACCGAAGCCACAGGCTCCTTCCGAATGGAAGCCTGAAGAGCCGACACTCATGGATCGGACATTTGGCATAGACAGCCCAGGACTCCTTCCAAAGAAACAGCTCTGGGGCGAATACCAGCGCTTGCAAGATCAGGTCGCCAAGATGCAGGAGCGCCGCGACAGGTACAAGTCGGATCCGACCTCAAATCGCGACCTGTCTGATGCCAAGCGTGAGTTGCAGGAGTTCATCAAGACCAAGGGCGAGTCGTTCAAGCAGAGGAACAAGAACCGATGAGCACGATCAACAAGCCTCCCGTTGACCCGCTGACCGGACGCCCGATTCTTGCGCCAGAGCAGGCGCTGAACGAGGTTCCGCAGCCACAGGTCGATGTGTATGGAACGATGCGGCAAGCGTCGGAGCAGGCTCTCGATCCGACCGCATCGACATTCAACCCATATGCGGCACAGGAAACGCTCGATGTTCTTGGCGAACAGATGGGCAAGAGTTCCGAAGCGGCGGATCGCAAGTTGCGTGAGTCGCAAGGAATCTACGAGCCGCTCCCAGAAGACGAGGGCTATAAGCCCGGAGGTACTGCTCGGGGTATTGATGTCAGCGCATGGGTTGATTCCCAGAAAGCTGTGAAGCGCAACGATGCGTATCAGCGCAATCGAAACATCGATGATTTCATCACGCAGTACACCCCGACCGGCGATCTCTTCATCACGCCCGACATGGTCGAGCGTCAAATTGAAGAGCGCAATCAGATGCGTCGAGTGCAGACAAGCGCTGATGCATGGGAACGAATCTACAAGGATCCGCGCACGGGAGCCGATCTCGGTCCAGAGGGGATGCTTGTTCGCTCGCGCGAATCTTTGACGCCAGAGCAGCAGCAAGTCACAGACTTCCTTGATCTCAAGGATGCTGTTCGCAAGCGAGTCGAACAAGAAGATGCGATCAAGCGTGGCGAATGGGGAGCGTGGATCCAGCGTTCGATTGAAGAAAAGACGCTTGAGATCCAGCGTACTGGAGGTGCTGGAAAAGTCCGCGGCGTTGCATTGTCCATTCCTTCCGGAGTACTGAGTGGACTCCAGTCCATCAGCGGATTTGCTTCGCTGCTCGGAAGCGGACTTGAGGCATGGTCTGAGGACATTTTTGGATTTCAGCAGGGAACGACAGGAGAAGCGACAGCAACCTTCTTCAACAACATCTCTGGAATCCTCGAGCTTGGCAAGCAGAACATGACTGGGTCTTCGGACCAGACAGTTCAGGTTCTGAATGCAATGGGAGATGGTGTCGGACAACTTGGCGTTGCCCTCGGACTTGCCCTTCTCACTGGAGGCTCTGGCGCAATTCCAATGTTTGTCGGCAGCGCTGGCGTTCAAGCGGCTGGCGGAGCGTACAACCAGTCTTATCTCAAAGCCCTGCAAAGCGGATACGACCAGGAAGGAGCGCGCGCTATTGCCTCCGTTGACGCGGCGCTCTACGGAATCAGTTCCACGATCCTTCAGGCCATCCCCGCAGGCGCGATTTTCGGAAGGCAACAGCAGGCTGCCGCTCAAATCCTGTCGAAGGCCGCCGTTGCAGATACGGTCAAACGATTCAGTTCAAATCCGTACATCATCCGAAAGGTCGCTGCTGGCGCTGCGGCAGAGGGATTTCAGGAGGTTGCAGAAGATGCGCTTGGAACGATGGTGCAGATCGCGACATGGGGCGCATCTGGCGGTGATCCGCTGCGTCGAGCAGAACTCTATCGCAATCTGACGAGTGATGACCCCAAGATCAAAGAGCAGGCTTGGAGTGAAGTCCTCACGCAGTTTGCTGGCAATGTTCTCGGTGGCGCAGGAGGCGGCGCTGTCGCGGGAAAGATTGTTCAGGCAACGGATCTGAGTCGGTGGAGGCAAAACCTCGACGAGCGTCAGCGTGCATGGAATGCATTTGAACGCGGTGTTTCTGAAAACCCTGACATCGTCAAGGAGCGCCAGTATCTCGGTAGCGCTGGAAATGCTGCCGATCTTTCTCAGGAACAACTTGAAGCAGCAGCTCGCGGGAAGAAGGTTCTTGATGAAACCGATGAGACTCGCGCTGGTGTTGCTCCAGGCCGAAAAGATCAGCGCCTCATCGTAAACCCGCTTGATGCGGTCAAAGAACTTCAGCGTCGCGGACTTCCCGTTCCAGCAGACGCCGTCAAGCCAGTTGAAGAGCCGAAAAAGGCCGCAGAAGCAACCAAGCCTTCCGCAGACGGCAAGCGCAGCATTTTTGATGGTCTTGACCTTGTTGATCGCAAGACCAAGAAGCCGATTGCCGTCGACAACTCTGGAATTGATGCAGCCAAACTCTCTGCTCTTGATGAAGCAGAAGTAGAAAAGCTTGTCACCATCAATCCTGATGCCGTGCAGATCATTCTCGGCACTCCTGGTGTCGCTGCTAGCGCGAAGAACATCGCCCGTCTCTTCACCGATCCCGCCCTCGCAAAGGCAATGGAATCGGTTCTTTCTGATCCGAAGAAGCGGGCCGAGTTGCTTGAGAAGATGATGCGGGCATCCGCCAAGGGTGGAAAGTTTGCCGCTCCGAAGACCGCGCCTGCTGCGTTGAGTCCTGCCGAACAGGCCCGTCTCGATGAGATCGATGCTGCTCTTGAGGACGAAACGAAGCGTCCGAAGGGTGCAGATCTTCTGAAGATGCTTCGCGAGCGTCAGGAACTTGTCGTGCGGAAGGTTTTCGGCACGAAGGATGAGGATCTTGAACCGTTGTCTCCGTACGAGAAGGAGCAACTTGGAATCAAGAAGGCTGCTGTTGCCGATCCACGAACCGACGCAAAGGACAAGGCGCGACTGACGGCAGAAGTCGATCTTCTTGAGCGCCGCTCTCGAAGCGCAAAGACCTGGGCTGCGCCCGCACTTCCAACGGTGACTCCCGATCCCGCCGGAAAGCCGCTTTCGACAGGAGAAACCAACCGTCTCAAGCAGATTGTTGCCGCCCTGACAGATGGCAGGCCGCTCAAGTCTGAGAAGCGTCTTGCATGGGAAGAGGAGTACAAGAAGCTGAAGGCGCGCGAGGGGATTGTCAAACCCGCCCCTGCCCCAGCGCCCGCTCCTGCTCCAAAGCCAGCACCCACTCCGCCTCCTGCTCCGCCGAAGCCGGAAGATCTTGGTCCTCTCTCTCCATACGAGAAAGAGCAACTCAACATCAAGAGAAAGGCTTTCTTTTCCCCAACGACAACCGAGGACCAAAAGAAGCGCCTCAAGGACGAGATCGACCTCCTTGAAGCGCGCGACCGCCTTCCGGGAACCTTCAAGGCTCCTGCGCTTCCGGCGTTCACTCCTGCCACATCAGGAAAGCCACTCACCGCTGGCGAAAAGGACACGCTTGCCCGCATCGAGACATCCCTGACCGATGGTCGGCCTCTCACGCCTGAAACCCGTGCAAAGCAGGAAGCAAAGTGGATTGAACTCAAGTCGCGCGAGAATCTCGTTGCAACCCCAAAGCCCGCTCCTGCTCCCAAGGCTCCAAAGGGAACTGCAACTCCTGCTCCAGCGCCAGCCCCTGCTCCCGAGCCAACTCCCGCAACCCCTCCTGTTGAAGCAGCTCCCACGGAGGCTCCTGCTGCCCCTGCTCCCGAGCCAACTCCAGAAACTCCTACGGAAATCACGCCTGCTGTAGAGGCATTGAGCGCTGAAGATCAGGCGACAATGTCTGACATCAGCGTTGCGATTGGAGGTCTTGATGATGCCTTCAATCCGTACACGGAAGCAAACAGGAGTCTTCTAGCCAAAATCCGAAACGGAGATTCGTTCACGCAGGATGAATGGAATGCCGCCGGCTATCCGGAGTTTGGCACTTCAATCCTTGTTGGAATCGGATACCTGACTGCGAATGCCGATGGAACCTTCAGCAAATCCGCTGGCGGAGATTCAGCGGTAGAAGCAGGCGCTCCAACTCCTCCCGATGGAGGAGACTTGTCTCCTGCTGCTCCGGTAGCCCCTTCCGCCCCTATCACTCCTGTTCCTGCCAAGCCTAAGGGAACAAGGGCTGTCCCTGCCTCTCGACTTGATCAGGCTACTCGGCGCAGGAACAGGATTAGGACGATTGCCCGCGTCATGTACAACATGGTCGGGAATCGTCCAACTAACACCCCGTCTCCCGCGTTCAGCATCAACAAGATAACGAACGGTGCTAGGACTGGGCTGATTGCGCAGGTATGGGAGGCTTCCTACGACAAGGAATTGGCACTTGATAATGCGGCTTCAAATGCCGCACTCATCATTGCGGCAATGCCTTCAAAGGGTGGAATGCGCGCCGTCGCAACTCCAGCATGGTTGGTGAATTCATTCCAATCCTCGCGATCCAACCGCATCGAGATTGGCAAGGAGCTGTACGCCAAGTTGGACAAGGCTGACCGAGACGCTCTTGTCAACAGCGGGTTCTTCGACATCTACGAAGACAGCGATGGGTCGATGAGGCTTGGAATTGCGCAGATCAGCGCTACCGATGTCTTGCAAGCCCAGGCATACGGAGCAGATCTTGCCGCAGAAGGTGCGACGCTGGAATCTGCCGACCAACCGCTTGCTGCTTATGCGGGCGAACGAATGCCGCCAACGGAACCGGACAAGATGCCCGGAACCCTATGGAAGAAGAGAAGCGCTACGAAGCGCTCGCTCATTCCCAAGCCGATGGAGCCGTTGTTCACCATCCTTCGGCACAGCGTCTCTAACTTCCTGTCTCCTGCTGGCATCTACGAGGCGATGGGCGCATCTTCGAGCGCTCAACCGGGAGATCTTGATTACATCGATCAGAGCGCGCAGCCGCGGCTGACTAGAAGCCAGATTGCAGAGGCGACAAAGGCCGCTCAGGATGCGCTTGGTTCGATGAAGGCAAGTGGATTCAAGAGTCCTTCCCATCATCTTGTTGCAAGTGGATCGATGGGCGCTGAGTTCGCCCATGATGGTCAGGCAAACATCTCTCGTCTTGCCTCGCTTGGTGGGAACCAGCACCGCTTTGCAAACAGCAGCGAACTTGGAAAGCGCCTTGGATACCAGCCAGAGTCAAACCCGATCAACATTGCCAACTCGAACGGCATCTTGGTCGTTGAAACGACGGCCCACAAGGGCGGAAGGACGCACGGACTCTTCGACCCATACATGTCGATGAATGTGCGCATGACTTCTCGTCGGGCAGCAGACGGAACTGTTTCCTATTCCCTTTCTTCTGCGGCTCCTGATGTTCCGCTCCAAGATGACGAGTTCATGTTGAGCATGCCCGTGATCATGTACACGCAGAACATGATCAAGGAAACAGGCGCTGGATCGGATCAGCAAAGCCGTCAGCGTGCTGGCCTTTTCGACACGCTGATGCATGAGATGTGGCATGCACTCTTGATCGGAAAGGAGTTCGACTTTGGCGCTTCCGCAGCACTCCGCACTACTGCCGACCATGAAAAGATCCTTGAGAGGATCGAGAAGCAGTCTCCGGAGCTGTACGACCTCATCATGGCCGCACTCAAGTTGCACGGCTACTCCCGCGGGCAGATGAACGAAGAACGCGCCGTTCGCATCGCCGCGAAGATGTCCGCGCTCATTCTTTCCGATCCAGCAGAGTTGCATGTCGTCCTCGGAACGATTGTTGCCGAAGCAAAGGCGCGCAAGAAGGCTCCGCTTGCGTTCTCGTGGATTGTCGCTTCCGTGAATCACGCGACGGACCTGATGATCAGCGTTGCAAAGAAGTTCGGAAAGAAGGGATGGGCGGAATCCGCTGCGCAAACGGCCAAGGACGCACTTGATTCGGCTGGATTTGGGCCGATTGCAGAACCGTCTAGCGACTTCAAGACGCTGGCTCTTGCATCGCTTGTTGCAACTCCAGAGACGGCAGAGGAAGTCGGAAACCGAATGGCCCTGATGGCATCGGAACTTCGGATCCTCATGGGTACTGCTGAAGACGCATATCAGGGGACTGTTGGAAAGGGCAAGCAGCCTAGCGGCGAAGGAACGCTGGAGTACGACATCGAGGTCGGGCGTCAGGTTCGAGTGCTTGCCGATAAGCGTGGATCTGAAGAGGCGCTTGACGCGCTTGTCGATCTCATCCTTGCGGCAAATGAAGCAATGCGCCCGTTTGCCATTGCATCGACAATGCGGGCAGGTCTTCAGACCATCGAACCTACCGCAGCCGCCGTGCTTCCAGGCGTACCTGCCACAAGACCGGTCCAGTCGTCCGCCTACTACCAACTCAGCATCGAGAACATCGTCGACGATCCATCTAACGATTCGGATCCTGATGAAGACACGGTCATTGCAGAGCAGGACGCACGAGATGTCTCCGCAAAGTCGTTTGGCGGTAAGACCCTGAAACTCATTGGCATCAAACTCGCCAACGCATGGGTTGTTTCCAAGCGAGTTGTCGAGTCCGCAATGCTTCGCGACAAGTCGGTCAATCCGCAGCGGACGAGCGCGAAGAACTACTACAAGGAAAACATCGAGCGGTTCGCCGCCATCGATGATCGCGCTCACAGGCTGTCCATCAACGAAACCGCTATCACCGCGGATCCTTCGTATGCTTCGATGACCGCAACCGGCAAGAAGTTCATGGATGCCGCGATCTACTCGGCGCAACGCATCGTCGGCGAGGATCTTGATGACGCCCTGAAGTTCTCTCGTCCGCTTGAGAAGGATCAAGAGGAGGCCATCGAGTCTGTCCTCTCGTCTTCCAAGGCTACGGGCGCAAGCCGTTCGACCCTTGAGTTCCTGCTGCGCGTCATTGCCAACGATCTTTTTGGTCCTCAGATCATCGACAACGCAAACCGAAAGGCGGGAGATCCTGGCTGGATTGTTCCTCCTGTTCGTTCGATTCGGATTGTCGACGGCGGAATCGACTTTGATACGGGAACGATTGGGTGGGGTCTTTTTGGCGAACAAGAAAGCCTCACCGGACTCCGTGATGAAAAGCGGACGAAGGCAGAGGCCCGCAATGAACGCCGTCGAGAGCAGACTCGCAAGAATGCTGCCAAGCGGCTTGTTGACCGCGTGAACGATCTCAACGCACGAGCGGCGGCTGGAGATGAAAGCGCCCAGCGGATCATTCGCGAAAATCGCTGGTATAACGAGATCTTTGACCGCCTCCGCACGGCGTTTGGCAATCACCAGATCATGTTCTCTGAGCTGCTAGCAGCACTCAGTCCGCAGACTCCGGCCGATACGAACTACAAGTATGCGGTCGAGGCAATGCGCAACTTCACCGAGGGCAAATACGACGCGCTGATCGCTCGTTATGTCGATTGGGTCACGGACTCAGACCGCATCGCCGCGCTCAACGAAGTCAATGCACAGATTGACCTTCGCGACAAGGAACTGGCCAAGTTGCGTCGTCAGACGGGACGAAAGTACCCGGCGAAGAAGGACAAGATCCGAAAGGTGCTTGCAAAGAGGCGAGCCGACCTTGGCGTCTACACGGGTCCGACTCCGTTCCGAGACATTCTCGTGACGCAGGGCAAGCCATTCCCGTCCGATCCGTATGAGGACAAGGAAGGCAAGCTGATCTATCCGAAGCCGAAGTTGTTTATGACCATGACGCACCTTGTGAAGGCGTATGGTCCGTCGAAGGAAGACTTCAAGGGCAACAGCCGCGGCTACGCAAAGGCACGCAAGGAATGGACTGAAGCAGTTCGTGCCAACAATCCGATGGCGTTTGATCGACGCGGTCGTCTTGTCGAAGGTGCAACCATCTCGGTCACGCGAAAGTTCGGCATCAACTCCAAGCCAGCGTTGAATGTGATGGCTGGAATCTGGGCCACGAACATCTCAAGCCCGAAGGTACACACCTTCTTCAGCAATCTGTCCGGACTCGGAACAAACGCAACCATCGATCTCTGGGCAGCGCGAGCGTTGCGTTCAGCGCTTGGACTTCCGAGGATCCCTGCCTATGCGGAAACATCCGTGAAGGGAGAGGTGCAGGGCGGGAACATCGACACCATCAGCGGCGAGTATGCATTCGCGCAGTCAATTATGCACGATGCTGCTCGCGAACTTGGCATGGATCCGATGAACCTCCAGGCACTCCTGTGGTTTGCCGAAAAGGATCTCTGGAACACCAATGGATGGACAAGTTCCGCAGGACAGGCCGGATCGTTCGAGCGTTCGCATGACCGCGATCCGCTGACTCTCATCGAAACAAGCATCGATACGACCGACATCGAGCCTGACAGCTCCGTCCTTGGCAAGTTGATCAGCCAACTCAAGAACGACAAGTCGGTCATCTCCATTCAGTACAACGGAGATCAGCGGTCTACGGCAGGTCGTCGGATTGGCCTTGGCATGACTGTCAGGTACAAGCAGTTCGACACGAACGATTTTGCAGAGAAGATCGCTGGTGCAATTCGCGAAGCAGGATCTACCTCTCGCGTCACGGTCACGCAGACGATCCCATTTGGAATCGAGAAGACCCCGAACTCACGACCTGCATTCACGGTCAACTTCACATCCCCTCGGTCCATTGAAGAGGCAACTGGACTTGCCGTTCAGATTGAAGGCGAGAATCCAGGATGGCACATCGAGATCCTCACGGATCCTCGCGTTGATCGAAACGGAGTAAAGGTTGCGAAGCCCGGTATCGGACTTCGCATCCACTATGCAGCAGAAACCGATCCCGCAATCCGCGCCAACGCAATGCGGTCATCGGATGCCACGACTGCTTCCCAGGACGAGATCATGCGCCTGCGAACGGACAAGTTGACCAGTCACTTGTCCGATCTCCACAAGCGCAAGATCATCAACGACGCCGCCAAGGCAATGGCTGTCGAATCAATTACCTATGGCCTCGAAGGAGTCCCAGATGACAAACAAGGAGTGGCTGCGTTCTCTGATTTCCGGTCAGGGCAACCAGTTGAATCGCGATCCGTTCAGGCAGTTGCTGCTGAAGCAGTTGGAATCGAGTCAGGATTCGGAGGCTCAGAGCGTGTGGGCGACGAACCTGCCGATGGATACCCTGAAGGAACCGATGCCATCGCAGAAAGAGTCGTCCCTGAAGAGGTCCTTCGACAGCATCGACGAGCTGTAGAAAACATCTTCCCGAACGACGGCCCTGAACCGATCAGGGTCAGGGAGCCAAGCCAAGAACTGGCAGGAGAAACCAATGAAGAACGAGAACGGGCTTACGGGACCGGAGACGGAGCAGGAAGGGCTTCGGTACGAAGCCTTGCGCCGCTTGAAGGTGCGCCGAGCATCAAGGGCGCGTCAGGACCAGACCCAAACCTCATCGCCGTCGCAGAGTCCTACGCCAGAGATCGAGGAATAGATCTCAAGCGTCAGGCTTACTACGCTTCTGTTGACGAGGATCGCGCTCGTAGGATCGCGGCAGCGTACGAGGCGATGCCTCATGCACCAAACGATCCCGTCGTCAAGGAAGCCTACGAGAACCTGATCAGTCAGTTGCGCGATCAGTACGACGCGCTTGTACAGGCCGGCTACAAGTTCTGGTTCTTCGATGAGAACACGGACCCATATGCTGGGAATCCGTGGAACGCCATGCGTGATCTCCGTGCGACAAAGAGCATGGGCGTGTTTGCAACAGAGGCTGGATTCGGAACTTCCGACTTCAATGCATCTGGCAATCCTCTTCTTGTCGAGACTGGACTCATGTGGCCGTACGGCTCTCCAGACGGAGAGATGAAGCGCGTATTTGCCAACGATCTCTTCCGAGCTGTCCACGATGCTCTCGGTCACGGAATCGAGGGAAGTGGATTCCGAGCAGCAGGAGAAGAGAATGCATGGCAGGCGCATGTGCGGCTCTTCACGGGAAGTGCAATCGCCGCCCTGACATCCGAGACTCGCGGACAAAATTCGTGGTTGAACTACGGTCCGTACGGAGAGAAGAATCAAACTGCTCCTGTTGCAGAAACCGTCTTTGCAGACCAGAAGACCGGACTCATGCCGTCATGGACATGGGAGGAAGGTCGAGTTCCAAGCGAGACTTCGGAAGTTCGCAGGGTTCGTGAGCCAAGCCGAGAGATGATTTCGTCGTCCGATGACACGGATGTCGCACTCCCGCCAGAACTTGAGACTCCTGAACCTCGTGGCGGAGCAATGTCGGCAGTCAAGCGGTTCTTCGGTAGGACCGATGAAGTCGCTGTGGTGTCGCGCAAGAAGGAAGGCGACCTGGGAGTCATTCGCAGGTGGCTGCTTCCGTTGATCACATCGGCATGGTCTTCCGCAAATAGGCAAGTTCGGTTTGTTGCCGAGGAAATGGTGTCATCCGATCTTGAGCGCATGCGCGTCACGAACGGAATCATCGAGCAGGGCAAGGATCTCTTCTCGAAGTTGCCGCGCGAGTATCGGAGCGACAACGGCAAGAAGTTCTACAAGTTGATGGATCGCTTCTACGACCCAACGAAGCCGAACTCCGATTCCCAGTGGGTAGACGAGTCTGGAAACAGACTTGCGGACGATGTCATTGACATCCTTCGCGAGTTCAAGCGAATCGACGAGGATCAGCGTCTTGGCATCATCAACGCCAAGCGTGATTCTGCGAAGGAAATCGTTCGGTACATGGGCACGCAGCGCCTGCTTCGTGTCGCCGCAGAAAACGGAGCAAACTGGGCCATCGAGCGTGTTCGATACGGACCTGGTCGCCGAGAGTACCAGACCTTCGTGATGGACACGGACACCGGAGACATGATGACCATTGACGAGGCCCGCGAGGCAATCGTCAAGGTCATGGTTCCGGACGACTGGGGCCGTCAGTTCTCGCACATCTTCCACGGGTTCTTCGGTTCATACGAAGGCTTCTGGTACTCGAAGAGCGCGTATCGGGATGCAAAGGCGCGTGGAGAGTCCGACGAGCAGGCGCTCCGTTCTGCTCGACGGTCCATTGCAATGGACGGTGGCACGGCAACGGCGAATACCGAAGGAGAGATGACTCGCCGCCTGCTTGCTTTCCGCAAGAATCCTCCGCCTGGAATCGCGAAGGACGACATCGGTCGAATCGAGATCAACATCCAGACCTATGTCCCACCTGATGTCGTTCGCGTAAGTGGTCGGCAGTATGACGCCTTGCGCAAGCACATTCAGGATGCGGCAGGTGTCGAAAGTGCTGCCGTCAACGAAATGCTTCGCGGTCGCATCGGTCGTACCGAAGGAAAGCAGCGTTTCTATGCACCCCTCCTTGAGCGAAAGGGCAAGGAAGGCTTCGACATGGACTTCATGCGCGCATGGGAGGCACAGACTGCCGGCTACTACAAGTGGCTCTACTACAACCGCATGCGCCGCAATGTGACCGCGACCATCGAAGATCTGCGTCGTCAGGGATATGTCGGATGGGCTGCTCATTTCCAGGACACCCTGGACTACACCACGACCTTCAAGCAAAGTCAGTTTGAGCAAGCGATTGATGGGTTGATCGCGTCGATCCCAGGTCTTCGGACAATGGTCGGACCTCTTCCGACTCGTCGATGGCTTCAGATGGTTCGCTCGGTCAATGTCGCGCGACAGCTGTGGACTGTCCGTCAGCAGGTCGTCAACTCCATGCAGCCATTGCAGACCGTGTTCCCGATCATTGGAGGCAAGAGGTTCGTCTCCTACATGGCTCGGTACAACGGTCGCGAAGGAAAGGAGATGCTGTCGAAGTACGGCTACCTCCGCCCCAATGGCGAATGGTTTGAAGGCAAGGAGTTCCGCATGACAAGCGGAACTGGATGGCTGACGCGCGTCTACGAGCCGATCAAGAAGATCATGCAGAAGTCTCCGATTGCTGGATCGGAGAGCAGGAACCAGAACTTCACCTTCTTTGCGTTCTACACCTACGCGAAGGAGGAACTAGGCATGGAAGACAACGAGGCAGCACGGCATGCCCTGCTGCGCGTTGCACAGACGCAGTTCTCCTTCACCAAGGCGAACAACCCTGTGATCTTCCGTGGACCGACAAGGGCAACCCTGCTTCAGTACAAGCGGTTCATGTTGTCGTCGATTGGACTTGCACAGAACATCATCCACGCTCGCCATCCCGTTACTGGAGAACTACTCCCGAGAAGGACGCGAGGAGCAATGTTTGCGCGGTGGATGTCGACCTTCCTCGTGGCAGGTGGTCTAAAGGGTCTTCCCGTCTACTTCCTGCTCGATGCCATTGCATGGGCACTTGAATGGCCGTTGGACGAGAAGAAGAGGGCGACCGGATACGACATCTACGCAGAACTCCGAGAGCAACTCGGAGACAACTGGGCGAACATGCTTGTCATGGGTCTTCCATCTGCTGCTGGAGTCGATATCTCCGGATCCATCGTGCTCTTCCCGAAGCCATATGGACGAACGACCTACGAGCAGCTTGGCGCTTTCATCGCTGGACCGACGCTATCGGCTGTCGGCGATGTGTACACCTCTCTTGCTAACAAGGACGCCGTTTATCAGAGTGGATTCAGAGAGGTCGGCAACGCTGTTCTTGCCTCGTCGCCGGCTTTCCAGCAGATCCTCAACTTCACCGACGCCGTGTCTGGTGCTTCGGAGCAGTACGATGTGCAGGGCCGTCTGAAATTCAGGAAGACTCTTGGAGAGCAGGTTCGTGGAGTCATGGGCTTCCGCACGACTCGCGAAAGCCTTGAGAGCCTTGAGTACAACAAGATCGTCGTGATGCAGGAAGCCATCGACGCATACAAGGACGAGATTGCCACGCTTGCTGCGTCTGGAAAGATTGTCGAGATGCAGCAGAAGATCCGTGCATGGAACGCCATGTTCCCTGAGATGCCCCTGCCGTTCAACATGAAGGCCCTGATGAAGGATCCGAGCATCGGACGGCGCATCAAGAGGAAGATCGACGACAGGACGCTAGACACCCGTCAGCGACGCCTGAAGTCGGTCAATGACGACCTCGCCCGCGTCCTTGTCGACCGTTATGGAGTCAATGTCGAGGAAGAACCGTGAGACGCAAGGAGCCTACGCAAAGCATCAGGATCAGGCAGTCTGATTACGACATCCTGATCGGCATCATGCATCAGGAGGGCCTCAAGACGATCACCGAGGCCGTTTCCTGGGCAGTACACGCAGCCGCGATCATGTCCAACCGAGAGTGAAATAGAAAGGGCCTGCCATATGGCAGGCCCTTTCGTTTGGTTACCAGATGCTGTCGTCAACGAGTGAACGCACAGGCGATGTAGTCGATCTCCGCAGCCACAGCAGCCGTGTTGGTCGTCTGAACGGCGAAGTAGAAGCCCATCGCAGCGCTGGTAGCAGCCGCAAGAGTGACGGGACTTCCAACCTTCTTGCCGTTGAAGAACGCCTGAACGGTGTTTCCGTTGCAGAGGAAACCAACGCGCATGAACGCGGTGTTGCTGATCGTCTCCGTCAGCGGACAGGCCGTTTCAACCATCGTGTTAGTTCCATCTCGGGTGAACAACTGGATGTTGCGACCCGCGGTTGCCGACACTCCGGGGAGCGAATCAGTTCCCTGATCGCGACCGACCATGATGCTGTTCACGGGAACGGAAACAGCACCTCCAGAGAACACCGTGGTAGCCGGAGCCGCCGCCGTGAGTCCGAGGACCCAGTTGCCGGTCGCGACAAATGCGCTCGCGCTCTTGAAGCGGACTTCGACATACGCACGACGACCTCCGGTCAGCTCGAAGAGATCGAGCGGGGAAGAAACGACGCACGCGTCGTTCGCAACCGAGGTTGCAGCAGTCGAAACCGTGAGCGTTCCGCCATGCGCAGAGTTCTGCGTCCATGTGCCGGTGGTCGTGGTGTGAATGCTGTTGGTTCCGACGAGATAGTCGGACGCACCGTCATAGACGATGAAGTCCTGGAAGTAGGAGAAGGAGTTCTGCGGGTCGAGAAGCGCGTCAGCGAACTCCGCGGTCCCAATCGAACCCTGGTTGTACTTAGCGAGAATCTGTGCCATGTGAGTTGCCCCTTTCTGGCTTACGCCGAGACATCAGGCGATGCGGTGGCCAGCACGAAGTGAACGCGGCGGTTCACGCACTGGAGGTTCATCGTGGTGTCGATGTGGGTGACGAAGACGGTGTGCTGGTTGCTGGCCTTGGTCGGACCTTCCTCGCGCATGTACTCGCCCGAGAGGAAGACCGGACGGAACGCGCCCCAGTTGATGCCGTAGATGGGATCACCGGCACGACCCTCAAGGTGAGGACACCAGGTCACGGGGACCTGACGGAAGGTCACGCGGCCATCCTTGGAAGCGATGTCGTTGCCCAGGTTGTCGTTCTGGGTTTCGAGCACGCGCTCAAGCTGACCGATGACATTGTAGTTGGTGTAGTACCCGTAGGTGTTGCCGTTCTGGTAGTCCGGCTGCGCGACGGGCGCCTTGAAGTTGGTGAAGGTCGAAGCGCGACGCCACTTGGCGATCAGGTCGTCCTTGGTGACCGCGGTGTACTTGGCGCACCAGTTCTTCCAGTTCGAGTAGGAAGTCGAATCGACATTGGCAGCGCCGGCGCTGAAGCCAGTCGGATTGCCACCATCGAATCCACCGTTCGCGTTGGTCGAGCTGTTGTCGGTCCAGGTGATCCAGTACGGAACGCCGTAGATCGAGAGGGTGTCGCTCGTACCGGAGGGACGGCGCCAGAAGCGCGTCTCCATGAAGCCGGCCATGTCCACCATCGCGTCGTGACGACGGATGCGGACAAGATCGACGATCTGCGCAGGACTGCGGTTGATCGCGATCTCGCGGCGCTCGATGGCGTACGAGGTGTTGATGTGGCGCCACGGGATGTTGGCCGTGATCATCACATCGGACACATTCACGCTGTCGGTCGCGTAGAGGCCGGTTTCCTTGGTTGCGCCAGTGGTTCCGATCATCAGGTTCCACTGGATGCCCGTGCCGCTGTTGAAGGACACCTTGTTCTTGTTCAGGAGCTGCGGAAGGGCGATGTGCTCCTGAAGGCTGTAGGACAGGTCCGTCCACTTCATCTCGCCCAGGTTGCGCTGGGTCGTGGTGATCAGGTCTGCGATGTCATCTGCCTGGAGAATAGGCATGACTTACTCCGTTTCTGTTACTCGAAGGTTTCGTTCGCTGCGCCGTACGGATCGATGCCCTTGGACCGGAACCAGTCAGCCACGCCCTGTGCAGCCCGCATTCGCGGATTGCCTGAGGAAGCGGTGCGCGTTCCGGGACGGGAGACGATCTGATTGGCGCGCTTGGCAACCTTGTCGGTGAACTGGTTGCGTGCGATTTCGTTTTGACGGTCGCCAAACGATGCGTTCAGCGCCATCTTCAAGAGTTCCTGATCCGCAGGAATGCGCTTGTGGCGCGCCGTGTAACCCGCACGAATGGTCTGCACGGCGTCCTCAAGCCTCTTGATGTTCTCGTTGTTCGGCTTCTCTTCGGTCCCGAACACCGTGCGCCATTCAGCGCCAAGCGTCTTGACCCAGGAACTCGTTCCACCGAGCGACTCGGCGTCCTTCCGCTCGGCGATCCTGGTTTCCAGGTCGCGGATGCGGTTGGCGTAGAACTCGTTCATCGCCTTCAACGCGCGAGCTGCATCAGGATCGAATGCAGTCGCCTCGTCGATGTCGAGAACAAACTCATCGGCAATCTTCTTCGGCTTGTATTCAACCTCTGGAGTTGCCGGCTGAGTGGTTTTCTGGACGCCAGATGCGATGATCGAAATCAGATCGGTCACGGCATCTGCGCTTTCCAGCTTGTTGATGATGTCAGCGGGAAGACCCTTGTTCTTGGCCTGACGGACGAGTTCCGTCTGCCAGTTGGAAGCATCCGGATCCGGAGCGGTTTCAAGCGGCTCAACGCTAGAACCTGCGGTCACGGCATCGTCGATTTCCATCGAGGTGTCGCGGATGTCAAATGGGTCGTCAGTAGGAGTGTTCTTGTCGTCGGTCATGGTCAATCTCCATAACCCCCGCTGCGATCATACATTCCCTTCGCCTTGAGGAAAGCCTTTCTGTGGCTTCTCGACTCAAAGATCGCTTGCCCTGTCTCGGGGTGGAAGCGTGTGGGGATTCCGAATCCAACGCTTTCCTTGAACGCAGCCCCGGCCTGCGATGGATGTACTCCTGCGGCATCGCTCAACATCGGCCATGCACCTGGGGTGTTTGAAAACCCACGATGCTCCGATGTGATGTCGCGGTGCAGGGTACGCCCGTCATGGAGAAGCGTGCCGTCCTTCTTTTGACGGCGCATCATCTCCGAAATGGTCATCATCAACTCGAACTTCTCACCCGTGTTGCGGTCGATGTAGTGGTAGAACGGCATCACGCTGCTCCCTGTGAAGCCTGCTGCATCATCTGCGCCACGATCTGGTCGCCCTTCGCGATGCTGTCTTGGCCTCTGTCTGATCGAACATAGTTCCTGGTTGTGTTTGCAGGAGATCCTCCAGCTCCTCCGCCACCCGGAGCGGGAGGACCCTGCATCAGTTCCTGCGCCTCGACCTTCTGGACGAGGTCCATGACTTCCGGTGTTCCGCTGAGTTCGGCAGACATCTTGAGGAACGCCTCGATGTTCGGCACGAACCCACGCTGCTGCAAGAGTTGCGACATCGGCATGATGTAGGTCTGCATCACCTGCATCGCAGTCTGCAAACGCTCGGATGGCGTGCGTGACTGCATCGAGAACGGGATGATCTCGATTGCGTAGTCGAGAAACTCTCCACTACGACGCTCTGGCTTCATCTCCGACATGATCGTCATATCGGAGTTCGGGATCTTCTTTGGGATGCGGTACGACCGCACCGGGTCGTTCCACATGTAGTAGGCGATGCTCTTGATCACATCGGTCGCCGCTGCCGTTGCGCGCTCCTGCATGTCTGCAATGCGCATCGTGGCCTGGTTCTTGACCAACTGCTCCTGTGACGCCGTGTTCGTTGAATTGTTGAGTCCTCCAAGAGTCTCAAGGTTGCCACCGAAATACGAGGTCAACTGACGAAGCTGCTGGAAGAACGCAAGACCGGCCTGATCGACGCCGCCGTAGCGAACATCCTTCGTGGCTTCTGGTCGATCAACTGAAATTGCATCTCCGTCGCTTGCATTCGTGATGCGGCGGCCATCGTCCTGATTGGCCGATGCAACAAGCGTGATTGTCTTCTGTCGGTCTGCCTGACGACCGAGTTTGCGGAACACGCGGTTGCCAAGTTCGTGCAGGTCGATCATCAGGGCCGCAGGAGGGAGCGGCATGATCTGTCCTGGCACATCTCCAAACGAAAGCAGATGGAACGGACCGCATTCAGGGCCATCCCACTCGACGATGCGAAGAGGCTCTCGCTGCTCGATGCCTCCGTTTGCATCGGTCTGGAAAGTCGCGACGATGTTCTCGTACGGAAGCCAGATGTCCCACAACTCGACGAGGTCCATGTACGACTCCTCGCCGTACGAACCTCCGTCATCGACCATGTTGGACACCTTCTCGTCGCCCTGCTCGTTGGTGGTCCTGCGCTCGTACTTCGAGAGGTCCTTCTTGGGGAACATCTTGAGGTCCTGCACGGCCTCAAGCGGAAGCGCGTAGCGATTGCCGCAGAACTGGATCTGGTCCCAGCGCTTGGCCGTGATGTCGAAGACAAAGTCCTCGAAGTCAACGACATCGGCAAAGGGCTGTCCGGGATCATGGGTGAATCCCATGATCTCCTTCTGGTTGCTCGGTGCAAGACCGACCTTGAGCACGCCCATTCCGAACATCGCCTCAAGAACCCACCTGCGCATCGTGTCATCGAAGCGCATGTCCTCGATTGCAAGGTTGATGGCGATCTCTAGATCGTCGGCGAACGGAATGTTCTCCCCGTTCTTGGATCGAACCATGACCCTCGGAGCTCGAGCCGCAACCTGGCGACGGTAGATGTTCATCGCCATTTCGAGGAAGTTGACCGGAACCCTGTCAGGTGCTCCGCCATCGGACCATGCGCCGCCAACGAACTGCCGGAGCATGGACAAGCGTCGCTCGCGAAAGGTCTGCATCTTCCTGCGCGAGTGATCAAACGATGTGACCAGGCGACTTACGCGGTCGAGATTCATCACCAGGCTTCCATTCTGCGCCGGCGTTCCTCCGCCGCTTGGCGGCGCGCAAGAATGCTTCCCTCGGGTATGCCTGTCGTAACTTCGGCTGCGACAGGAGTCCTTCGCGCAAGAGCATAGCAGCAGAGCGCATCTGCGGTAGGTCTGTCGCCGTGATTATCGCGCGCGCCGCTTGGGTCGATGGTTCTGATCGACTTCGAGTGCTCGATGCTTCCGTTCGCCGTGTAGATGATCTCCCTCAACTCGTTCATCGCATCCGTCGAGCGATTGATGAACCTGCCGTCGAGGAGAGCGCGTCGGTAGTCGCCGAACACGGCTCGCTTCGCATCCTTCACCGGCCACCATCCCGGAATCGGAACCTGGTTCTTTGTCAGGGACTCTTCACGGGTGCGGTAGTAGACATTGCGGTATCCAGATTCAATGACGACATCACCAAAATTCCTACCAGGGCCAGGAGCCTCCCAAATCATGTACGCCCCGTTGCCACTCTCGTCGCGCAGCCAGCGAGCAATGGCGACGGCATACCTGCCGAGTTCGTCAGGGCGCATGTTCGGCGTAGCAAGTTCGCCAATCTTCTCGCCGGTCTTCCTGTCGGCGATGGAGATGACCGAGTTGCTGCTTCCCGTTCCTGCCGCGATGTCCACGCCCATGACATACCCACGGTCTGAAGCAGCCTGACCAGACGCATCGACACCGCACCAGAGGCGCAGGTTGCCCCGTGGAGCGGCCTCGAACCTTCGGGGCGTCAGAGACGCCCGGTCGAAGTCAATGTCCCCTACGAACGACGGAGGGCGGCAATGCTGCACGACTAGACGGGTGATGTCCTTCGGATCGAAAAACTGGTAGTCCGAACCCTGGAAGTCGATGTCGAGTTCCTGGGCAATCTCCTGAGGATGGATGCAGCGTCGGCACTCCTCGTCGTACCAGGGGCTTCTAGCCTTCCCGTTCTCCCCGACATAGAGTCCATCGGCCTTGACCGGGTGCTTCGTCCAGTGCAGGACGACCTGCTTCACCTGCTGGCTGTGCGCAACATCGTAGAAGGCGTTGCCAACGCCATCAGGAGTGGAGTTGAAGATGCGGCTCTTGGTCGCGTCTCTTGTGGATGCAAGGGCCTTGTAGCCTGCGTCGACATCGAAAGCCGCAAACTCGTCCATCCCGATTGCAGTACGACGGTCACCGCGAGCCACATCACCAGTCGTGCTCTCGCCGTCGATGGCTGAACCGTTCTCTTCATTGGTAAGCCTCAAGTGGGTGCGCGTGTAGCGTGGCAGGAGCCACCCAGGCTGGTTCTTGAGGAGGTAGTCAATCTTCCAGAACAGGCACTTCGAGTTACCTGGCTTGTCGACATACTCCTCGTTGCGGCTGACCAGCAGGAATGACTGCCCTTCCCTGAAATGCCAGCGCCACTCAAACAGGGTGCAGAGCATCCAACTCGCACCCATGTCTCGGCTCTTCTTGATGCAGATGTCCCGCTTGCCGATGGCGTCGTTCAGGTCGAGGAATGTCTCGTCCTGGAACGGGTATGTGATGAACGGGACCATCGGACTCTCAAGGCGAGGGTCGTAGGTCCAGCAGAACGCATTCACATAGAACAGAAGGTCCTCGGAGCACATCTTCCGCAGGGCGACGCGGTCGTGCTCGGACTGTCGGGCAGCTCCGTAGACGGACTTGCGCCACCGCAGGTTCGCCTCATACCCCTTCGGAACGAGGTGGAGCCACTTTCCGCTCACTTTGCCTTCCGCTTCGCGACCCGCGTAGGCAACTTCTTGCCCTTGGGTGTCTCTTTCTCCCACCGCTTTGCCATTTGCGGTTCATTGGCGTACATCCATCCGCGCTGCGCCTTGCTCTTGAACGGCATGCAGGACTCCCATCAGTACCCGCGTCGCCACGGGTGGTTCTTGTCAGGCTTGCTGGTCTTCTTCACGGACTTGCCGGTCTTCTCGGCGTACTCGTGAGCGGCCTTCTTGCCTGCGGGCGTGTACGGGAACGACTTCTTGCCAACCTTGGGCATCAGAGAGCCTCTCTTTGCGATTCGTTCTCGTCTCGCATCCTGAGCAGGCGCGCTGCCGTCTCCTCGATGCGGACTCCGTCATCAGAATACCGCTGCTCCGCCTCGATGGCACTACGCGACGGAAGAAGTTTCGCGTAGATCGTCCCCCAGAACTGACTTTCGTTCACGGGACTACGCCGCGCCCACACCAGCATTCCCCACGCCTCGCTACTCGGGGAGTCCGCTGGCGACACATCCGCCACCTGCATGTTGCTCGCGACCCACTCCACCACCTTGACAGTCGCAACCTTCTTCCCAGCAAACACCGCCTTCGTAGCGGAACTGCCAGACTCCACAACCTTCGCAGCAGAACTTGGAACGGCATCCTGGACTCCACTAGCGTCAACCTCCTCCCCCTGCACCCCCTCAACCTGATCGGACCTGACAGGTGGCAGGTCGGGTGCGGGCGCAGCCCGCTCCCCCACATGCCCCCACACTTCAGGGTCAAGTTCGCGCGCCGCTTCCACCCACGCATCAGCAGGCGGCATCCCATCCTTCTTCAAGCGCTCGCGGACATCCACGAACTGCTTCCACAGGCCGCACTCCTCGGCCCACTTCCGGATCTGCACCTTCAGTTGCGTTGAACCTCGCATGGCGGGAGTTTACCACAAGTCGGAACGATGTCTCGGGGGGGAGTTAGATCAATGGTTTGTTGACCACCCAGGTCCGGGTTCAGACGCGCACACGCGCGCACGCGCGCGGGCACGCGCAGCGCGAGCCGCCCCGCACCGCAGCGACCGGCGACGAGCACGAGCACGAGCGCAGGTCGCAGCGCCGCCGCAGGCCGACGACGAGCACGCCCCGCAGCGCCTGCCCTGC